TAATGGCAGTGTTATATGCTACATCAATGGGGGTATTTTCGTCAAAACTCCACACTTGGTTGTTTTCAGGAAAGTCTTTTAGATGTAAGAGACGTTTTCTATATGGTTCATCAATTAACAAGTAACCCATGTATTGTATTATATCGAAAATAACCATCTGAACAGGGCATTTAAGCACTGCTTCTTGCTTATCCTTAGCATGAACCCTAGCAGCCATTTTCTTGTGAGGAGCAGGGTCTAAACTACCCTTTTTGATGACAGGATATATCTCAGTATCTAAAATGCAAGTACTAGCGTTAAACTCTAATACTTCTTCTACTACATCGGGGAACTGATGGGTTACTAGTTTTCCTTTTCTATTGAAAATTAACACGTCAGTTTTATTTTTATGTATTTGATACCTGTTTCCATCATATTTAGTATCTAAAATGTATTTTTTAGGTAAATTATTAGAATATACCTTTGCTAAAGAAGGTTTTAGAAACATTCCGGTTTGAATACTAGTTGGGGGTTCTTTGTTTTGTTCTAAATGATGAAAAACAATAGAAACGTGTTGTATATTAGATAGGTGTTCTACATTTCTGTTAGGAAACCTTCTTTTTACTGCTTTTATTACCGTTGACTCTGAAACATCGTTTCTAGGAGTCCTTAACCAATATCTTATGAACCACTTTAACTCTAAATTAGACATTTTGTTTATTGATTCAGCAAAAATAGTATATGAATCACTATTTATGCTAGAACAATCTAAAACTAAAAGAGAATATAGTTGTTTTATTGTAAAATTACTTTCTTTACCGTTAGGTAAGAACTGATACATACCTTCACCGATATCTCCCCAAATTTCTTGTTCCGCTTTAACCTCATCATCAAATAACTCTAAAGCATTAGCAACCCAAGTGATAGCACGTTTATTCCCAATAGAATTTACTTCTAAGTTTAAAGTTAAAATATCTAATACTAATTTAGGATTAGAAAAAGAACTAAGTGATTCATCTATAATTCTTATTTTTTCTTTTGTACTGTTCTGTAATTCTAATGCTTCACACATTCTCGCGAATCTAATTAGACTCATCCTTATTCGCCTCATTTTTATTGTTTATTTTTTCCAACGCTTTAATTAACGTAGGTAATTCTTCCATATTTATTCTAACTCCTTTTCTTGTAGGTTTTCCGTCTGAATACCATCTAACATCTACAACTTCTACTTTCCAAAACTCTCCGGTTTTGATTAGTAGTTCAGTAGTAGCATTACGTGGTACTCTTGCTATGATATCCATATTATCGCTCATGTAAACCATCCTTCCTTAAATCTAGTAAGTTCCTTTAACGTAGTGAAATATCTAGGTGATTCTAAATCATCTAATCTATTTGCTACCCAAATAACTCCACCTAAACTACTTATCTTAACTATTTCATATTGCCTTTTCTCATCACACTCAAATATTTCTTGTGTGTTAACTTCAGGCACTAAACCATAGTTTCTAGATAATTCTAATGCAATAGATTCTAAATTATTAGAAACATATTTTACTATTAGATTTCGTTGTATAGGAACTTTAGCATCTACTACTAATTTCATTTTACCCGTCATATCACAAACTTTGCATTTGTTTCCTTCACAAATAGGACATGATATTTCCGCAGGTAATGGTGCGGGAAATTGAATAGTAACTGCCTTTCTAGACGACATTACTCTGTTCCTCTCCATTCTCTATAAGTAACAGTATAATTAATTGTTATATCGTATTCAAAATCAGAGAAGTGTAATTGTACTTCTCCAATAGAAGGAGCGTAGCCATTAGACCAAACATTTTCTCCTTGAGAAACATACCCTCCAACTTCAAAGGTATAGTTATGGAAAGTTACAGTATTGTTATCAACTGTAAAACTTAGATGTGTTGCAGTATAATTACAACTGATTACTTCTAACCATGTTGTAGAATTACCTAATACTATTACAGGAGTAGTTGAATTATTATCTCCAACTAATACTGTAAAAGACCCTTCTAATGTAGAAGAGTTAGGAATAACTCTATCTTCATCTGTTGGTGGGTCAGGTATTATTTCACCTGTACAACCTGATAACATAACTGCTATCAGAAATACTAATCCAAATTCTTTCAATGTTGTTTGTCTGCTATTTTCTTCATTCATTCAAAATCACCTATTGTTTGTTGACCGTTTGCTAATGCTACTTTCTTTTCTTTTACTAAGTCTTTTTCGTGTTGAACTAACATCATAATTTCAAAAGCCCTAGATAGTTTCTTGTCATCATTGTTTAATGTAACGAGGTCTCCTTCACTATTTTCGTAGAGACATTCATCTAATAACTTTCTCATATAACATACTAAATCTGTTAATTCCTTATTATCTTTAACTAAAGACTTTACAGCCTTAGCGACATTGTTTGTATTTTCAATTAATTCTTTGTTATTCATTTATTCTTCACCATCCATCATGGGTTCTACATCATCAAAAACAGTTTGTTCTAATAACCCATAGTAAACTTTCTTTGCTGCGAAAGTTCCTTCGGGATAAACCGCATTATCCATATTAACTGAAAGATATTGATTATCTCCTAGTACAACTGCACTCTTCATCATTGGTTGCCATGTCCTAACAGTTCTCCAATCAGTACTGCTTAGATATGCTTCACCAAAGGGATGAGTGTGAATCCAACTCTTAATCGGTATTCTCATTGGTGCGCCATTTACTAGTTCATCTTCGTGTCCTTCAAAAGATACAAAGGCGGGTGTACCACTACTAATATACAAATCATCCTTATCATCTATTACTACTTGTACTTCAATGCCTTTTAGTACTTCATCAGACATTTTCCAAATAGCAGATAGGAACATTTCTGTATCTGCACATGGTCTAATAAAATTAACACCACCTTCAGTTTTTAACATATCAGAGTAAACATCTCTAATGTGTTGTTTCCAATCAAACTCTTCCATTGCTTTTTCATTTTCTTCATTATTTATTTCTTCTTTTATTTCTTCTTTCATTTATATTCCTCCCATTTGTTCTACCATAGTATCTTGGGAATTTTCAAATTCGTGGTATGCTCTATGACCTGCAATAAAACCACCTGCGTGTCTTTTTGTTCCTAAGAACTCTTCTCCACACGCGGGGCAGCAAACTCTTACTATTTCTGCTTGTAAATAATAACCATCAGTTGAAATAACACTCATTATTTTACCAACATCATCTTCTATTAAATCATCTATATCTGAATCTTCTTTACTCAAACATTCACCACCATTTTGTCTGCTACATCATTATTATCATTAAACCAACGTTGAATCCACTGGGATGCAATACCTGCAATGGCAATGTGCATAGTACTAATATCTTTAGCCGAGCCATTCCAATCTCCGCCTTGACAACTAAATGAGCCTTCCGCACCCGCTAACAAATCCGGTATTAATATTGGATTAACCTTGTAAGAAATTAATACTCCATTTCTACCTTGCGCTCTTAGGTCTAACCATTTAACAGGACTATCTTCTCCATGACCTGTTTTGTATAGTAGTCTTCTTGCTGCTAAATTATCTACACAACAAATAACCAAATCATATTTCTTTTCTGATAGTTGTTTTGCTGTAAGAACTTGGTGTTCTCTCTTATCGGTAATAGCAGGTTGTATTCCTATTTTATTACCAAGTACTTTTACTTTAGCCTTACCGATATCTTCTACACTAAAATTTTGATAAGATAAGTTCTTTTCTTCTACTTTATCATCATCGTAAATTGTAATATCATACAACGCTTGTCTTTCTTCACTAATTCTTTCTAGGAAAGATGCTAGGTAACTACCTATTCCACCTGCCCCTATTATCAATAATTTTCTTTGTTTTAATTTCTTTGTTTTCATTCTAATTCCTCTTTTTCATATATTTCTTTTGTTTCTGTTTCAGAAAGAGACAAATGATATTCTCGTTCTGTTTCCCATAAGTTTGTAAAGATTAGTAGTTCTTTGTCTGAAACAGTAGCGGTAAAAATAGTACCGCTTTGCATATGAATATCTAATTCATATTTTGCCTTAGACAAGACTCCTTTCTTTGCTATCTCTCTTACGCAGAAAGCAGTGCAATAATTAATATCTATTGTAGTTCTTCCTGTTGTTGTTCCCATTGTCATTTTTCTTCTTATCATTTTATCTTACTCCATTCATTATATTTTTTGTTGTATATGACCCTAACTTATTTCTATCTAAGTTAAGATTATTACACATTTTTCTTGCTTTTTCTCTTATTGTTACTTCACTAACCGTACTGCAATCAGCAAGTGCGACTTGTGTAATACTTCGTGAATTATAGTTCTGCCCTACAATCCATAATGCTGCTACTATATCACTAACTGTAAATGTTAAATCAAAATTGTCATAACATTGTTTTGCATAATCTACAAAATTATAACAATCCCTTCTAATATTACCTTCTATTGATTCTTTAAATCTAGTTTTTTCTCTAGAGTTTAGTTTGTTTATAACACTAGAAACCATTTCGTCTATATTTAATTGACTAAATATGTGTGGTTTACCGAACTTTCTAGTTACTCTTTTAGTAGTTCTCATAATATTCTTTATAGGAACTTTAGTTTTCTTAGAGTAATCTTTGAGAGAGACTGGAACACCTCTTTCTTTTAGAACATAATATACGATACCTGCTGCTACATCATCTAAAGGTAAACCTCTAACTAAGTGTTCATCTTTTAATATTCTATATTTTTTAATAACTTCGTTTTTTAATCTTCCGCCATTGTAATATGAAAGATATATTCCCGTAGCAATAAAAACTTTATTTTCTGAATCACTGTGATTAATTCTTATATTGTTTGTTCTCAGACTATAATCAGTTTTACTTTTAACATCCTTTCTTTCAATAATAGAACCTAATTTATTTACGTCATAAGTTCTAGAGAAAACCCCACCATCATCTTTAATAAAAATAGTTTTACTAGTTTCTTCAAATATATTTACTGATAATATCAAACCACAATCAGCACAAATAGTTTCACCCATTCTTTCATCGAAAGTTGTAGTTGTACAATTACATTCAACACACTTCATTTCATCACCTGTATTCTACAACAGTCGCCATCTTTAACCCGAAGGTCGCCTAATTCTTTTTTACATTTATTACATATTTCCATTTATCCATTCTCCTTCATTCTTTTCTTGTGTAAGTATTCATCACACTTTAATTGACTCCAATGATTCAATTTACTTCTATCTAATCTAGCCATGACTTTACTTCCATCTTTCAATTCCGGTGTTATTAATGGTTTTATTGTGTATAAATGATGAGCAGCCACGTCTTCATTAATCAGTGCTAATGCTCTCGCTGTTAGTTGGTCTCCGATACTAGCACCTTTAGAAACATTGTCAATACAAATAGCACCTGAAAGTTTCATACCATGCCAATTACCTCTTTCATCAGAGAAATTTAAAATTTGATGAGTACTAACATCTTGATTACCTCTTTTCATACCATCACCTGTATAGGTAACAACCCAATCGCAATACTTACCGCGAACAAATAATGCTTTATTCTTAGGATTTCTAAATTGTACAAAATCAATTTCAGGTGTCTCTGCTGCGATTTCAAATAACAATTTAGTTGCCCTATCTTCTACTATCTGTGAAGTTCTATGTTGTAATAACCACTGCGTCATCTTTTCTAATTCTGTTTTAGACGGTTTACTACCCATAGTTTGTTCCCAAAGAAATTCATTAGTTACTCCTATGTTCCACTTCTTACTTCTTTTTCTACCGAACCTGAAGTAATCAATAAAAGTACTTAGTTCCTTAGTTGACATAACTCCCCAAACACTATCTGATATCTCCAATACACATTCATTATCACTAATTAATTTAGTATTGATAACAACTTCTGTTTGAGTAAATTGGTGATTGAAATGATAAGGTGTTCTGTTTTCTAAAGCATACAAAACATTGTGAGGGAATGTAGTTACCTTCACTACATAAGTATTCAATTGAACTGCACATCTAGTTAAACTAGCACGGAGAATAATTTTACTTATTGCCTTGATAATATCATTTTTATTTCTAGGTAAACCGTTGATATAATATCTATTATTAGTTCTGCCATAAAAAATCTGACTCAATCCATTATAGTATTTGAAAGATATTGTATTCATAAAATTAGACTTGTCATCATAATTCTTTGTTGGAAACAATACATCTCCTACTTTAGCAGATAAAGAATCTAGAACTGGGTCGTTTCCTACGGTGTTTACATTCATAGTAACTCTACGACAAGTTACCACTCTTTCACCACGTTGATTTAGATTCTTTGCTAAAAATTGATATTCATTTCTATCTTTATCTCCTACGAATTTACTTCGAAAAAGATTTCTAAATATTTTCTTGTTTTCGTTATCTATTCTTATTAGAAGGCTAGATGTACTTTCGTTTCCGCCATCACCTACTGTTGGTATTACATATTTTATTTTCATATTCATTTCTCCATTTATTTTCTTTTTTATTTTTTTTAGTATATATTGAGTAATAAACATAATTGTTTAATTCCTCTTTTGTTTTTACATCCATGTAGCCGTGCATCAAAAGATACAAAATTCTACTGTGGAATGTTTTGATTGTTATGTCTTTTTCTTTTAGTTCTTTAATTGAATCTAAAAGAAAGGATTTAGCACCCGAACCTATTGTAATGTCTATTAATTCATCTTCAATAAACAATAGTTCCTTTTTATTATAATTTATTTTCATGAACTTTCATCCTTTTATCTTTCATTTTTAGATGTGTTTTACAATAAAGATTATCTCTATATTTAATTTTTTTACACCTTTCACCTTTGTTAGTAATCCCGACACACCTTTCTTCTAGTGGTGGATTTCTAATACAAGAAAAACACAAATTAGTTGTTGAGTTTTTTCTTGCTGTATGATTTCTTGTTCCTAATTTATTATTACATATTCTACATTTCATTTTAATTCCCATCTTTAATTTGTTACGGGCTTCGCACCCGTTTGGTAACATCTCCCGTTACTGGGATTACTAACAGTGTTAAACACCATATAGTAATTACCGATAGAGATTATATCTATGGTAAGCCGATATTAAAATACCATACAGAATTATTGACTTCCGCCAACAATCGCTTGAACTAGATTAACAGTTTCGACATTATCCCAGTTTATGTCTGAGATAGATTCACGGCTAACCATGTCATTATCAACATAAACCCAATGTGTCGGGTGTTCTGCTATCTGTTCCAACATTTCAGATGCGTCAACATCTAATGTTGTATGTCCTTTTTCATTCATTATTCTCAATTTCATTTTTATTACTTCCTTTTTTTTTTGTTTCAACTATTTTTAAGACTGTGTTGACTGTCTCGCTTGATTAAGCGTATTCTCTAACGATGATATGTAAGTTTTCAATTCTCTCTTATCACCGAGGAGTTGGGTTTGCATTGCCTCATAAACTTCTATTTTTTGACGCAAATCTTGCACTATTTTTTCTAGACTTTGAGCGTATGTTAAGACTCTCGTATAGTCTGCTTTCATACTCTCAATAATCTGTTCATTGGTTACTTCAGGTTGTTTTTCTTCTTTCTTTTCTTTTTTCTTAGCCATTTTCATGCACCTCGTTATCTCCTAAGAGAACATCATTACGTCTTTGTAAGATATTAATAAGACTATCGCATTGTTTGGGAGTAGGTCTCTCCAATCTTACAATACGTCTTCTCATATCTCTTAGAAATCTTCTTTCCCAATTATTTTGGGCTTCGCCTGTTGTAAATGGTCTGATACCGTAAAATTGACAACCATGTAAGAACTTTTGTTGGTCTAAATCATTATCATTTACTACAACTAATTTTTTAGCAATATACGAATCAACATTTTCTAGGTGAATTATTCTATCTGAATCAATAGAGTCTACTTTGTTGATAATGTCTAGGTTTTTCTGCATATTTATTTTAAATAAAACTAAATCTTCCATGAGTTTATCATTTGGAGTCCCTCTTTTACTGTCTCTTTGTCTTCTAGGATTATCGGGATGATTCCATCTCCAAACAATAGAAGTCATTTCATAGGTAGGAGTACCATATAAACCGTTACTGCTTTTACGAATGAAAGTTTCAGGTCTGTAATCTTTAAGAGTTTCATCCCAATATGTTTTACCTGTTTTTTTAACATTGATTCTCAAATCTAATTCTTTTATTTGATTGAAAGTGTTAGTAAACTCTTCTCCATTTTCTTCCCACCAAGCGTCTTTAATTAAAGTTTGAACAGCATTTTTCTTCCATTCTTCAATCATCTCTTCAGTAATAGTTCTTCTATCAATTTTCAATTTCTCTTCCATATGTCGAAGAACCATCCAATTGTTAATACAAGTCGAACCAACAATTTCTTTAATCCCATTTTCAGTATTCTCAATTTCAAAATGATAAACTATATCATGTCCACAAAGACAAGAATTAGGATGACCGGAAACATGATTCCTTGTTCTTACACTAGGAGATTCCTTCCAAACTTCTCCTGTAATTCTCCATTCTTTCTTTGCTTCTTCATAGTCATCGGAATTAGATAATGCTAATAACTTGTTAGTTAATCTACTATAAGTAGCCATTATTCCATCCTCTCATTTTGACGTTGTTCTCTAAGAAAACTATCTAATAACATATCTATATTTTTATACAATGCTTCGGGTAAACCACCGATTGTTTTACGGTTTAAAGACAACCAAATTAAATGTTTTTGATTCAATACTACTTTAACTTCATCATTATCATTCATTGTTATTACTAATGGTGGCATTTCGTCATCATTTACCATTCTAAATTCTACATCTTTTGCCATACTTATTCCTCCTCATCAGTTCTATCCCAATTATTGTTTAAATCGTGAGTGGTGTAAAGTTCGCCAGTATCGCAATGCCAAAAGACATTACCTGAATTAGTTACAGTACTATATTCAATAGTTATTAAGGAAAAATTATATTTGTTTTTCCAAGTAATACCCCTCAAATCTTCAATACCATCCGGTATTGGGGCTTTCATTCTTAATTCTCTATTTTTTCTTTTTCTTTCTTCATTCATTTTTATTCCTCTTTTTCTTTCTATAATTTTTCACCGCAATGTGGACAGAAAGCCCAATTGTATTTCTCTTTTTTAGTGGTTTCTTTACTCTTCCTATAATTATAGGCTCTAGTCTTGTAATCTATTACATCGTGTACCCCATCAATAGCCCAAGTTCCTCTTACATCTCCGAGTATAATATCGAAGTAGTGTTTTCTAAGGTGAGTCTTCAGAGCAGAAGCATGTCTACTGTATGCGTTACCATCCAGTTCTGCTAATTCCCACATATCTTTCCAGTGTAGTTGTGTTGGGCTTTTGGATAAGACATCGTAAAGTTTCTCTGCTTTTTGTTCTGTCGTTAAAAACGGTGGAGTTTCTTTAGTGTAATATAATGTGCCTCTTTTGTAGCCACTTGTTAATACATCAGGGTCAAGTTTTAACTTCGCTTTAATTTTTAGAATAGCAGCACTGTTTGTTCTAAAGTTATAGCCGTTTGACTTCAAAGCCTCTTGTAGAGTCATCTCCTCTTTTGAAATAGTTTCCTTTATTTTATTTATTATTATTTCTAATTCTTTTTCTTTTCTTTCCTTAATACTCATTTTTATTCCTCTTTTTCCTTTCTTGTGTATAATGTGGTTCTCTTACATTTATATTTGGTATTTGGTATTTGCACAATATGCCTTCGGAAATTTCCGGTAATAGGATAATATTCCCTACCAATAACTTCAACTTGATACCATTTATCGCCTACTACCGTCCAACCTATGTGTCCTATCTTGTAGTTTTGACTTTCTCTCCATATTTTTATTTCTTCTTCACTCATTTCCATTTTATTCTTCCTTATACATATCAGTATAGTCTTTTAATTCATTGACTACACCATCCATTGTTGCACCTATTACTGTAAGTGCATCATCTAGAATTACTCTCCTCATCATGGATAGATGAGGGAGTTTTTCATAAGCCTCCACTAATTTATTGTAGTGGTGTTTCATTGCTTCTAGATTTTCTATTAATTCTTCAGTCATTCCTCTTCCCATAGTTCATCTTCTCCAAGAAGGGTTTTTTGTTCTTTGAATCTATTAATGACTTTTTTTAGATTCTTAGGGCTTGTTGCTGTAATAAAATTCTGTCCTCCTTTTAAGAAAAGTACAATCTTATACACATCTCCGGTTTTAGTGGCAGGGTAGATAAACTTAGTTAAATCATCACTTGGTTTTAATTTACTCCAAGTAAATGCTTGAACATCGTCTATACAAACAACACCATTAGTAAATCTCGCATAGTGTTTTTTACTAAAATCTTCAACCATATTATACAACTCAATCCCTCCGAGTAGGTTTAGGGTCAAAACATTTTTTACATTGAAACCCATTTTCGTTACTCCAAATTTTTCTAATTTTATTACAAGTTACACATTTTTCTACAATAACATTCACAAGAATCACTTCCTGTTTATCCTAATACTTCTTCTGTGCTGTAATAAAATACCTAAATGTTGATATCTACTAATTGGGTTTCCATTTGCATTTAGCATAGGTTCATCCGGTAAACATAACGGTCTAGGTCTTCTTTCACCACTTTCTATTTGTTGTTTTATTTTAATTCTATATTCTTCAATACTCATTTTTTATTTCTCCTTTTACTTTCTTTTATCATTTGCTCTAACGTTAGCCCATAATCCATATGACCTTCAGGTAGTGAGGACAACCTACTACCTTGAAGGTTTCTTATAATAGAAATAATGTTTGCTGCTGCTTTAGTAAAACGTTTTTCAGCGACAGTATCTCCTTTTGGTACTCCTCTTTCCCTAACTTGTTCAATTGAAACAATAAAATTTTCATTGTTGGGGTTATGTAATATTGCTCTCAATATTTCATATTCTGCATGTTTTACATTCTTAAATCTCATTTACAATTCCTTCCAAATTTTTTAACATACCTGAATATATTTTTTGTTTTTCTTTTTTCATATTTGAAATATGATTTTCCGGCCACCAATCAGGCTCACCATGTTTCCAAGAAGCGAAAGACCATTTTTCATTGATATAATAATCACGATAAGCAGTCTTTGCACAATCATTCTTATATTTGTTAGGCATTGCTTGAGCAAAAGGTGTTAGATTGCCACTAGGTAGAAAATTTCTAGTGTTTAGAATTTCAAATTGGTATTCTTCTAACAGTTCTTCTACTCGGTGCTTTCTACCATATCTTTTGGTATATTCTAAACATAATGCCCATGTATGAGCAACTAAGAAATCATAGTTTGATACTGTTTCTCTAGCCCAAATAGTACAGGGATGATTTAACATTACAGGCTTGAAGGGCGATTTTTGTCTCTTCAAATCCATAATAGTTGAAATCATTTGTAAACTTTCAGTTGGCATTTTGACAACGTGTTTGTCTATCATTTGTTTAGCACATTCTATTGGGTCTGCACCCGCTACAATAAATATATTCATTATTCTTCCTCCGCAATATACTCAATCGAGTAGTGCGTTATCTCTTTACCATACGATAGTATTCGTATTATTTCATTGTCATCTGTCATTTCAATATGCAAAGTTCTACATCTATTCATTTTGATTCCTCTATTTCTATTTTAGGTGTGGAAATAACAATATCATCCTCGGTTTTCCCGATTGCTACGTTATCACTTCCATCTTTTTCATTTCGCACATTTTTTCTAAAATTTCTAATATCCTTTAACATTATTAATAATGTTACAGTGATAACAGAAATAG